GTACTGGTTGGCAGTTTCTGCGCTAATTGAAAACTTGGGCAAACTAATGCTTTTAACCAGCATGTTAATCTGCGTACTGTAGGTTGTTCCAATAGATATGTTTTTTAATGCGCTTTTATTAATGTGAAATGCAACATGAAATAGGAACTTTTGTTTTGGTCCATATATCTGATTGCTGTCCGTGAACATACGTGCGGCATGTTGCCAGTCACGCACAGTGGCAGTGCTTGAATTATTTGCAAGAAGTTTATTGTTTTGATTGGCCATACGAATATTTAGCCATTAAAAAACCCGCCTTAGCGGGTTTTTGTTTATTGACCGCCGCCAGTTGCTAGTGTGCCGCCTACTGTTGGCCTGATACTTGTAGAAGATCCAACTCCTGAACCGCTTGGAGTTTGAATACAATTATCCACTGTAATAGTTAATGATATTTCTGCAGGGCCGTTTTGACTGTAATCCAGTGCTTCGTAGTTGATCTGATTAACATAGCAACCGTAACATTCCCATGTTTCAAGCACATTAACAGTGCTACCGCCGTTGCCGCCGTCCAACATTTCAATACGCAGTGTAAACTTATAGTCCAAACCACTGGCCGCACTTGATTGCTCATAGAAGTCAAACTGTTTCTGCATTTGCTCGCCAACCAACTTGCTAACAGCACCAGTGCTGTCATCACGTAGTTTAACTGCAATTGTTTGCCACTTTGGTTTGCCGGCATAATGAATTTGGCTGTTATAGATGTGGATAGTTTGATCTTCAAACTGTACATTTGGACGAGCCGCTGAAATAACTTGTTTAGTTAATTCAGTTGTAGGTGTACTAACGCCAAAGTTCTCAAACGACAGACGAAATCTGTATTTGAGTTTTGGCATCAACATACCTTGCGATGTTGCGCTTTGGTCTGATGCTAATGGTACTGTGAAATTAGCTAATGATGCGATTGCCATGTGTTTTCTCCGTTATTGTCCAAGACCTTTGATAGCGCCAGTATTCTCAAGTCTTAATGGAATGTAAATAAATTCTGCCGCTTTTACTGGTTCAATCGCTACGTCAATATACAATTCGCTACGATCGATACGAGCTGGTGTATTATTAGTTGTATCGCAAACTACCAAGTAGTCATAGATAGCACGTTGACCTACTAATTCTAGCAATAGGCTTTCTGCGGCTTGTTTGATTTCGTTGCGTGTAATTGTGTCATTGGGTTCAAACACATAGGGTTTAGCCAACTGACTAAACTGTCTACGTAAGTAAACAACTAAACGTGCTACGTTGATACGATCTAAACTGCTTGCGGCCAATTGGCGTGTGTACTGTCCGTAAGCAACTAATCCACTACCACTAATAAATGTGATTGGATTTACATGGATTGCGGCCAATGTGTCACGCTGTCCGCTGTTTAATGCCACTGACTGGAATTCTCCAGTATCAGCATCAACATAACCCACAGCACTTGCATTGGTAATTCCGCCGCGGCGTGTGCCAGCTGGTGCAAACCATGGATAGCTAACATTATCGCTTAGTGCAAACGTGCGCAACATCATGTGGCTTGGCGGAACAACAATGCTGTTACCTAAATTATCACTCGTAAATCCCCATGGATAGTAGAAAGCAACATATGGATCTGAACTTACTAATCCATCATCATTATTATCTACAGCACCCTTGGCATTGTTGCCCCAGTTGCTTAAACTGGTAGCATCGCTGGACAAACGAGCAGGCACATCGGCAATAATAAAGCTGGCCAATGCACGGTCATAATTCAATGCAATTAGTTCGTTGACTGCTTCAGGATATCCTGGGCAAGCTAACAAGTTGTATAACAATGAATCTTCATCGCGAATTGCTTGATTAGAGTTGATCAGTGCTTGAATTGCTTGTACCACAATTGCACGTTGGGCTTTACGACCAAATGTTCCAGCACCGTTTTCTTGATTAGCCGCAATACTTACCCAACGATGTGGATAATATGTTGTTTGGCTAACACCAGCCGGAGCAGATTGACGGAAATTGCGCACTGTGAGATCAACATGGTTTTGTTTAAATTGCTTGACATTAAATGAGCTACGACGAGTATTCCATAGCAACATACCTTTTGGATACAATGCTGGATCTGGACAATCAAAGTCAACAAAGGTGCTTGTTAGTAATTCTACAATAGTTCCACTTGGAGCAACAGTAGCAGTTCCGCCAGTTGTGCCATAGCGAGCATCTTGGAATACAATACCATTTTCGCTGGTTTGGTCAGTTGTATCAATTTGTACCCATTTCTTAGTGACGCTATTGTATTTGTACATTGTTGGATAATTTTCTAAATCGCTTGTGTCGATCCAGATATCACCATTAACCAATGCAGTAGATCCGTCTGTTTGCACTGTTGGTTTAGTAGCACTTAAAATTGGACCGTTGGCATCTGCTGTTGTGACAACATTTTTATAACCAGTCCATGCACTACCAGTATTGATAAGAATATCAACATCTGAAACGCTGGCGTTGTACCAAATTGCTCCGTCATCTGTGGTTGTTTCTGGAGGAGTTGCGCCAGTTGTTAAGCCAGATGCAAATAATGAAACAGCTTTCCAGTTACTTGCTACACCAAATGTGTAAGTTGCTTCGCCTGCTGGTGCCGCATATAAGTTTGCTGTTGTACCGGCTGTAAACAAGTTATTTAATGGAGATGCTGTGCCGTTAGCAAAACGGATTTCACCGCCTAATTTATGATTAATTAATAATTGATTGCTTGCATTTACGCTAGAAGTAATATTTACAAATCCAGCCGCATTAATCAAGCCTGAAATAGTTGTTGCATCAGCACTTGTTCCAGTGCCAGACCAACTAATTGTCTTAGCATTGCTTAAACTTGCACTGCCTTTTAAACTTTCTACCATGCTAAATGTATAAGCAGTTGCACTTGTAAATGTGGTAGTTGTGCTTGTGCTAGTTGTCCCAATAATTTGACTTGTAATTGTTGTGGCACCCACGTTGGCACGGGTATATAAATTAAATGTTGCTAATGCAGGAGCCGCACGAGTTACAGTTGTTCCTGAACTAACGTTAGCATCTGTTTCCCAGAATGTCTGTTCTGCTTCGTTGAACTTAACATAGCTTCTGCCAACTGCAAGATTGGCGCCGCCGCCTGCTGTATCCAAGCTGTATAGTGCAGACTGAGAGTTTGCATATATAGGAGCATCTACTGGAGCAAATGAATTAGTAGCTGTCTTGTATTGATATACACTGTAACTTGCGCCTAAATTGGCATCTGTTGTTTTAATCCATATAGATCCTGTTGGGCGAGGATAGCTATCACTTGATTTGAATGTTGGAACACTGGTATGGGGTGCAATCGACAATGCAGGAGCATAATAGTCACCACTGGCAATTCCCAGTGCTGTAAGCATTGTACCAGTCACATTAACTTTGTTAACAGTACCATCTACATATAAAATAAGTTGCCCGTCTGTGCCAGCGGCGGCTGTCAAGCCAGTTTGTAATGCACCAATTGCAGAAACTAATCCAGCAACACTATTAACACCTGTGATAGGTAACGATGTTTCTGTTTCGTTCGCTGTCAAAGTACCGCTACCCGATGTAAGTGTTAATGGTACACCAGTGGGGCTTGTACTAATACTGAATGTGTTACCGCTAACTTGAATAACATAATATGTTGTACCTAATACGATTCCACCAAATGTTACTTGAGCCGCGCCGCTCACAGTAGAAGGGAAAGTGATTGCATTTCCAGCAACTAGCTTTGAACTTGCACCACTTGCTGTAATTGCACCAGTTGAGCCATCAAGTTTTGTAACTATGGCAGTGGTGCTTAACGTTGTTCCAGTAATTATAACTGCCGTGCCGCCTTTGGTCAAACTTACGTTAAAACCACCGGCAGACAAGTTGCTAGCTATTACATAATAACGTACACCGGCTGAAATACCGTTTGCGCCAGCCGCAAATTCAACAATATCACCTGCTACCAATGTAATTGCTGCCGCTGTGATAATGTTATTGAGAACCACTGTACCAGTAATAGTAATAGTCGTCTGTGCTGTTGTTGTGGTAGCTGTGATGCTCTGTGTTGATGTTGGACTTGTGGTAAGTATTAGCGTATCACTAGTGGCAATTGTTGTAGGAGCTGATCCTTGCACAGTTGGCCAAGACTTCGTCCAGTTGTTACTGCCAACTACTACCCATGTGCCTTGATAGTTTTTAAAGAACAATTTGTATGGAGTTGTGGTTACCACTAATGCGTAGCTACCAATAGAACCAATGCTGGCAAGTGGGTCACCACTACTTGTGCCGCCAACTTGTTGGTTGATATTGCTAATAATTGTTGGAGTTTTATTTGTAAATGATTGTGCGCCAACGCTGGTAGATGTTAATGTGGACCCATTCCATTCAAATATACCAAATACTGAATCCGCTGTGTCAAACCACCATGCGCCATTTACTGGAGCACCTGCAGGAGCTGTTGTCGTTGGTGCCAATGCACCCAAATCAACATCTGCACGTACTATGTATGCGCGACTGCTAACTCCAAGATAGCTATAAGCCGCTTGAAGTCCATATTCGTTGCGTTCACCTGCGTGAACTGGATTATTACTGGCATCTGTTTCAAACATAGGTGTACCAAAAGTACTGCCCAAGTCCATTTGACTTGTCATCAAATAAACTTTTCCTGCATTTGCTTTTAGTGTTCCTGGTGCTGTGCCTGTGCCAGCGCCATTTGCTTTGTCTTGTTCAGTTGCTACGATAATTAAAGGTGTTGTACCTGGGGCGGCTGGCGTATAGAAACTTTCGTCTATTACTGTAACCGCTACGCCTGGGCTGTTCAATTGTGCCATGTGTTGACTCTCCGGTGAATACTAGTTCAATTGTATTTATAGATAAACTACAAAATTAAGCTAGTATACAACCTAAAAAAGGCACGAAAAAGGCTTAAATATAAAATGCGACCATTATGTAGATGCGGCAGGGCACCTGTAGCCATTAATTACTATAAAGAAGGACAACCTTATTATCGACGAGTATGCGGTTCGTGTTTGCGTGGCGTAAAAGTGTCGCGCTGGCAACATGCTGGATACAAATTAAAAAATATCTGCGATAAATGCGGATTTAAAAGTCAGCACACTGAAGTGTTTGCTGTTTTTCATGTGGACGGCGACTTAAACAATTGCCGTCACGCCAATCTTAAAACAGTGTGTGCTAATTGTCAGAGAGTGTTACATAAGGAAGGGATTCAATGGAAGCAAGGGGATCTTGTACCAGATCTTTGACTTTAGACATTAAGTCATCTATAGAACCATCGTTAGTTAACACTGCGTCAAACTTAGTACCAACCCAGGCAGTTTCACTGGCATGAATATTCAACTTTGACATGCGACTTGAAGCAAGTGCCCAATTCATACAGTGGTCGCCTGCGTTCATATCAGCCGCATCCTTGTACCATTCGGGTTCTTCGCCTCGTTTTACACGGATAACAATGCCGCCAGCTTCTTTAATTGATTTAATTTCGTTAGGGAATCTGCAATCGCTGATAACAATGTCGTCGGTGCTGTGGCGCAACTTGTTTTCTAAGCTGGCAATCCAGATATCATCATGAAATGCCTTACGACAAACTTCAGTGCCCCAATATTGTAGCACCCATCTGGGAGTTATGTTAGGCATGTTGAGTCGTTCTGCCCACCACGGGTCTACTTGCTCTCGCCATGCACGGGCTTGTGTGGTACGACCTTCTAGCATGGTTCGATCCCAACCAAACACGTATGCCACTGCATCTTTGAGTGAATTTGCAAAACTCTCTCGTCTAAAACCATGACAGTTAGTCAAATAATCAGCGATGGTATCTTTGCCAGAACCAATAAAACCACATACGCCTATAATCATAGAGCCCCCTAAAGTAACTCTAGTATATAACAGTTTTATTACAGAGTCAAGAGTTTTTTAGCCGATAATGAAGGTCATTGGAGTTCCGCCTGGAATCATATCCCCAATATCCTTTTCTAATTGTGTAATTTCTGCTGTGCCTTCTGTTTTTAGTGTGGCGCCATTCATTTGAATGCCGCTACTTGGGCCAGCTATAGATGCAAATTTACTACGAGCTTCGCCTAGCATTAGCTTACAAACGGCCAGCGTGTAATCATATAACCATTGTTTGGCATAGATGTCTTGCAATAGGACAAAATCTGGGCGATAGTTCTGTGTTTTTAACATAACTTGCTCGCCTGTGGCAAACGGACGCTGTAAAATAGTCAGCATGTGCTTGGTTGGATTCCAATTGAACTCTATAAAACTACCAAACATACGACCTATTAATTTTTGATAACCCGCATACAGTTCGTAAGTGGCAAGTCCACCCAGTTGACTACCATTCATCAAATAGGTATTTGTGTAGGCCAAGTTGAACGGCTCAAACAATGTGCCGCCGGCACCCATACCAGTCCTACTTCCAATACTTCTACGAAATGCACTTTGTACTAAGATAACTTCGTCGGGTAATCTGTATTCATTTTGATCCACAGTTAATTCTACAAACAAGTAACTTTCTTCCACAGCATTACTACTGCGTTGACGCAATTTAGTTATAGCACGATTTAATGCTGTTTCATAATGTTTAGGATCTAGTTCTACTTCGATCATGCCGTCACCCAGCATATCTCGCACGTAATCAAACACTTTATTTCGCTCTAATAAGCTGGTACTGGCAGATGTATCTGGCATTTTTTAGTTCTCCACTCATATTTAGCTTACGATAAATATCATATGCCAAGACTATCCTTATATAAACCTGAACGTGGGCAAGATTACAAGTTCATCGACCGCCAGATTTCTGAAATGTTTCAGGTTGGCGGTACAGATGTGTACCTACACAAATATATAGGTACTCAAACCACCGATGCCAACGGAAATATAACTAACAAAGATCACACACAGATTCAAGATTTGGTATTGTTAGAAAATCGTGATAGAAAATACGATTCCAGTGTGTACAAACTTCGCGGTATATACAATGTGCAAAATGTAGACTTTAACCTAAGCCAGTTTGGCTTGTTTATCGACAACGACACCTTGTTCATGACTGTGCATATTAACGATTTTATCAAATATATTGGTCGCAAGCCCATGACTGGCGATGTTATTGAACTACCACATTTGCGTGACGAATTTGCATTTAATGATTACGATGTGAGTCTACCAAGATATTATGTAATTGAAGATGTGGGTCGTGCCAGCGAAGGATTCAGTGCCACGTGGTATCCGCACTTGTACAGATTAAAAATTAAAAAAATTATGGACAGTCAACAATATAAAGATATATTTGCACAACCGATCACCGAAGGCAGTTCGACCACACTACAGGATCTGCTCAGTACTCGTGCCAAAGATTTACAAATTAATCAAGGTATATTGGACGAAGCAGACGCCTACGCTCCATTGAGTGGTTATGAAACACGTCAGTTCTTTACATTGGCAGTTGACCCACTGACTGGTCGTAGTGTTATCAATCAAACTGCGGACATTACTAGCGAAGACGGTAGTATTGACACTGTGACTACGGATGCTGTTGCGGCCATGCCAGTACGCTCAGGATATACTGGTTATTTGTTGGGTGACGGAGTGCCAGTAAACGGCGCAACGTTTGGATCAGGTATACAATTTCCATCCACTGCGTATCAAGATGATTTTTATTTAAGAACAGATTTTATGCCTAACAGATTGTTCCGTTTTGACGGCACACGCTGGATCAAAGTTGAAGATGCAGTTCGTCAGACCATGACCAACACCAATACTCGTAACACATTGAAGACTGGCTTTATCAACAATACAAACACTACCACAGTTGCTGGTGAAACATTCCCAGAACGTTCAAGTCTTAGTGAAGCACTCAAACCTAGAGCAGACCTATAATGCAATTTTTTTATGACAAACAGATACGCAGATATCTAGTGCAAATTATTCGCGTGTTTAGTAATTTTACTGTGAAATATGGTGATAACACATTGCACCAAGTTCCAGTAATGTACGGCGATATGGATAGACAGGCCGCAACTATTATGAGACAGAACAGTGAAAACGTAGTGCAGGCAGTGCCGCGTATTGCTGTGCATATCACTGGACTACAGTTGGATCGTACTAGATTAGGCGACTCCAGTTATGTGGGCAAACTGCATTTTAGAGAGCGTGACATAAACGGCATTGAATATACCAGCGGACAAGGACGCAACTATACTGTTGAGCGTCTAATGCCAACTCCATTCAAATTAACAGTGAAAGTTGACATATGGGCCAGTAGCACTGAACAAAAATTACAATTAATGGAACAAATACTAGTGTTGTTTAACCCAAGTTTGGAATTACAAACTACTGACAACTATATCGATTGGACAAGTTTAAGTGTTTTAGATTTAACTGACTTGACATGGAGCAGTCGCAGTGTGCCGGTGGGCAATGACAGTCCCATAGACATTGCAACATTGACATTGGAAGCTCCTATGTGGATCAGTCCGCCTGTCAAGGTCAAAAAACTTGGTGTTATTACAAATATCATTACCAGCATATATGATGGCATTGGTACAGAAAATTATGGATACATAGACGGCCTCGGAGTTGATAATACCAGTAACGGTCCAAGTTTGGGTTCAATTCTAAACACACAATCCACAACCATCAGCGGCGGCTTTGGAATTTTGGCCATCAACGGACAGATACAATTATTAAATCCCGGAGAAAATTCCACTGCTGATAACAGCTCGTTGGCAATTCCAGCTAAACAGGGTGCGCCGGCTGACTGGTTATCATTGCTGGATCAATATCCTGGCAAATACATTGCTGGAGCTAGCCGCATTTATTTGATTCAACCCACTGGATACGAAGTATCTGGTACATTTGCTGTTAATGCATTGGATTCAACATTGTCTGTTACTTGGAATGTGGACACGTACCCGGGCAACACCACAATTACAAGTTTGTATCGTGCTAGCCCTGGAACATTTGATGCTGTCATTAATCCACTAACATTTAGTCCAGTGGACAATGTGCCGGTGGCTGGTAGACGTTATTTGTTAATAGACGATATAGGTGATGCGCAAACAAATACCAATACTAATAACTCAGTGGCGTGGGGCACCTTAATTGCCAAGGCCAATGACATTATAGAATACAATGGAACAGCATGGACTGTTGTATTTGATGCGGCTCAGAATGCAGAGAACTTGATCTATCAAACGAATATATACACTGGAGTTCAATACAAATGGAACGGAGTTTCATGGGTCAAGAGCTTTGAAGGTGAATATAGGGCAGGTGCATGGAGACTGGTACTGTAAGAGATCGTATTGTTTGTAGCGGCGCATTAATATACGCTAGAAATACTCACAGATTTTTACTATTACAAAAAGCCACTGGTAAACATGCTGGTACTTGGGGACTTGTGGGTGGCACCACTGTTGAAGGTGAAAATCCCTGGCAAGGTTTACAACGTGAAATTGCCGAAGAAATTGGCGCTATACCCGACATCAAGAAAACACTTCCTTTGGAAACATTTGTCAGTAACGACTTTGTATTCCATTTTCACACATACTTGTGTGTGGTTGAAAATGAATTTGTGCCAGTGTTAAGTTTGGAACACAACGGATGGGCATGGTGTGCCATGGACAATGCACCCAAGCCGTTGCATCAAGGGCTACGAACCAGCTTTACTAATCGTGCTATACGCACAAAACTTCAAACCGTATTTGA